TGTTCCGTCAGCTGCTATAGTTACTGTATAATGTACCGAAAGAGTTTGAGTTGTTTCTCCAAGGATTACTTTAAGTTCTGAATCAGCATTAATCTGAAAACTAAAAGCAAAAGCAGTTTGACTTCCATTGGTCGTATATTGAACCCTGCGGTTTGTATCGTTAATGTTAAATGTTGCCATGTAATTCTCGCTTATAATATTTATACACTATATGACCCATATTATCAATCCTTACTTCTTCAAAGCATCAATTCTAACTTTTAATCCAGGATACTTTTTAAATAATAAATGTTTACCACTTTCTCTAGCATCTGCAAGTATACTATTAAGTCTTATATAGCGGTCCTCTAAATCACTTACTTGATAATCATTTTTTTTTATTTCAGCATTTAATTTTGCTAATAAACTTTCGTTAGGATTGTATCCTTTATCATTTTCACTTAAATGAACATTTTTACTAAGTTTGTTTGAGTTATTTATAAAACGAATATGGTCATTAATTTGTTCAGCAGATAGTTGTACACCACCTATTTTTTCTTTATGACTTGTAAAAGTTCCAATTCTTCTCTCAGATAAAAATGTTAATTCTTCATTAAGTTCGGTAAATTGTGGATTAGATATTCTGATGGGTGAAACTAAATTGTAGTTTAGACCATCACTTTGTTGTTTAACTTCTCCCCACATATTTAAACCATCTGGTAAGGTTTTAGAAAAACGAGGATTTCTACTTAAAGCCTGATTATAAGATTCATAAAAACCTTTCATAACAGTAGGTAAATAAGCATATTCCGCTTTAATTAATTGTTCTTCAGAAAGTTTTGTACTTGAAGCATCTGGATTTTTTATTCGGTCTATTAAACCTGAATAGGCTGTAGCACCAACAATATCAATACCAGGTGTATATAAATCCACCATACCTGTAGCTGTAAAAACAACATCAGATGCTTTTTTAACAAGAAATTTTCCCATGCGTTCACCAAAACCTTCTGGCACTCCGTATGGATTACCAGCCGCTTTAACTAATTCTGAAACACCTTGAAGGAATGGCATATTAGTTGCGTACTGAGCTGCAGCTAAAGTTCCTGATTTGAATATATTTTCTAAATCAATTAAGTTTTGACTATCAGAGTTTTGTGCATAGTAAGCATAGTCAGCTGCCATAGATAAAACTGCTGACATAGGGTCAAGTCTAGAAAAAGTAAAACCAACATAAGTTCCATCATCTTGTTTAAAATTAATTGAATATCTATCTATACCCATACCTGCTAAGTATTTTTGTGCTTTAGGGTCACTTGGACCACTACCAACAATTTTAATATTATCACCAAATTGACCCATAGCTATAGCTACCATAATACCAAATGTGGAATTACCTACTAATAGTTTTGACATAGCTCTGTCAAATTCTCTACCAGATGGTCCTGTTTGTCCTGGTAATTTTCCTTTAAGTGCTTTATATACAGGTGACCAATTTAGAGTTCTGTCAAATGCTTCTTTCATAATATTTGTAGGTGTTTTACTAAATGGAACAATCATTTTACCACCAGGTACTGTGTTAGCTAATTGTACAAAACTCGCCCAATATCCTTCTGGATTACCTTGAAATGTTCTAATTTTAGCTTCTTGAGCCATCATATCTTTTATAGATTGATTAGGTTCAAGTAATGTATTTGCATAAACATTTTGTCCTAAATCTTTAGCTTCTGCTTTACTCAATCCACTTCTTCTTGCATTATCATAAGCCATAGCACTTTCTCTATAAGCCTCTCTATACAATACTGCTCGTTCAGATATAACTTTAAAAAACTCATCCTCCGAACCTAGAAATCTTCCTGGCAATCTAGCAAGTATTCCAAGTATGTCTACAACAGCCATTGGGTCACCTTCCGAAATACTCTTTGTTATATGAGCAATATTATCTGTTCTACCTATAGCTCTTCTGTTTTTAAGGTCAATTTTACTTGCAAAATCTCCTGCCTCACCTGTAACCATTGATGAACCAAAAGCTCTAAAAGCATCTTTCAAAGCCATTATCATTCCATGAGATTCAGCAGCAAACTCTCCTTTGTATACTCTATCCCCAACAACTCCTCTTCTACCTCCGAGTGTTCTTACTTCACCAATTATTCCAGCTACACCAGCTTCAGCTGCTTGTTGAATTTGAAATATAGCATTACCAGCTGTATTAACAATATGTGTTACAGGACTTGAGAGTATACCATTTATAAATAATTCCATCAAAGTATCATAAGTTCTTAATGCAAAACTATTTCTTGCGTATTCTGCTCTGCCAGGACTTGGTAAAGATAAAAATGTTTGAGCATGAAAATCTATCATATTATCGTCAAGATTGTTTACAAACTCATCTATTCTATTTGTATAATCATTTAAATTAATATTTTCTAATTTTTGTGCCGCTGATATAGCTCCTAAACCTCTACCATATTCAGATACAGCTCCAGATACCTGACCGAGTAAATTTGTTTGTAGTGATACCAGTAATTTAAATTCTTTAAATAGTTCTTTTTTCTTTTCAGGGTTAGTTGTTTTAAGTATGACTTTTGATTTTTCCTCCAAGTCTTGACCTAATTTTAAGGTTGCTATTAAACCACCTAAAGTATCTTCTACCCTAGGAACTTCTCCAGGTTTTCTTGATAGTAATTTATAAGCTATTTTATCAAATCCATTGGCTTCTGCTGCCGCAACCATTGTTTCTATTGTTTGTTTTGGTCTGCGTAAAAACTCAAATAATTCTTTATTATCATCTTTAATTTTAGTTAAAAGTTCTGCTAGATTTACTTGGTCTAAACCTTTTGCTTTTATAACAACTTTAGCAATATTTAGACTTGGTCCTTTATACCCATCAAGTTTTAATGATTCGTTAAGAGCTTTTACAGCATCGGCACTTGCACCCTTAACAAGTATTTCACCACCTTTACCTTTTGATATTTCGTCATCAGGTGCAGAATATTTTCTTATTTCTTTTTGTACATCTTCGGCTTTGCCAAGTTGTTGAGATAGATACTCAAGACCTTTTTGTATTTTACCCATCAGGAATTTCTCCTGTGGTTATTGGCTCTGCTGTTGTTTTCTGATTCTTTGTTTTATTCTCTGCACTCGGAAAAAGGCTTCCTTCGCTGTCATTGGTTTTTCCCTCAATGAGGGTTCTTGTGATTGTTTCATAGTCTGTTGGCTCACTTCTTACTCCTAGTTTTGTATATAAACCTTGTTCAAAGTACCATAGTACAGCTTGAGTGTCACGATTATTTAATTCTATATTATATTTTGTTTTTAATGTATTTTTTGTATCTTCAATATATTTGTCCATTAATTGTCTTTCCTTTAGAGTTCTAGGTGCTGTAATCATGGTTCTGTTACCATCTTGAGTAACATTAAACATAGTTCCTCTTTTTCTATTAAATCCTCTAGTAAACCAAACATCAGGAACATTCTCATCTGAAGTGCCTAAAAGATTCTGCATAAATTTACTGACCTTTGGACCAAAGGCATCAGCTCCAACTATTTCTTTATCTAAAGGTCCAGATATTTTATTAAAGCCTAATTTTTGTCTATACTCATTTATTTCTCTTCTAGTTGTTGACCCATAAATAAAATCTAAAAATCCGTCTAAACCTTTGTCTTTAATTACAGCATCAACAAATTTTAATTGCATTTTAGGAGCAGGATACCTAGTCCACCCTTTACCTGTTGTTGGATTTATTGACGGAACATTATTAGTATCTAAAAATATATCTGCTATTTGAGTTGCAGCTTTAAAGTCTTGACCAACAGGTGTGCCTGGAGATGTTATCGCAGTTAAAAAAACTACAAAATCTTTACTCTTTGGATTGTCTTTAAATTTAGGATTAAGATTATCAAGGTTAGACATTGCATTTTTTAATTTAGTGTCATACCACCCTATGCCTGTAACATCTTGGTCAAGTTGATATTTAACTTCCTCAACAGCTTGATTTACCATTTTACTAAAATCATTTGGATTTTCTATATCAAGTTTAGGTTGAGTTTCGTAATATTCCATAATGTCATCAACCTTAACTTTAGAACCTTTAAAAGGTATTTTAAAATCATCGCTAGACATAATTTTTAATGAATCAATCTCTGTGGGAGCTAGTTTAGATAAACCTTTGTCTACCATCTTACCCATTTCACCTACACCCATACTTGATACAGTTACTGAACCTTTATCTTCATCTAATCTTTTTTGTGCAGCCTCACTTACTTGTTGCATTTTATTTTTTACACCTCTAACTATTTGTGGACCTTTTTTTATGCCTGCATAGGCTGGACCTAAGAAATCAAAAAACTCTCCTAGATTAAAACCAGACTTTGCGTCTTTTTTAAGTTCTTCACTCAAGTCTAAGCTATCTATTGCATTGTCAAACAAACCTCTATAAAATTCTATACCAAAATTTTCTTTTGATAGTCGTTCAAATGTTTCTCCAAAGGCTTTTAATTTTTTACCATCTTCTGCACTCAACGCATCTTTAACTGCCACAGGTAAAGCAACAGTAAGGTCAGGTATAAAACCAGCGGTGGCTGACAACGCACCACCTGCAATTCCTGTGGCTGCTGAACCTACTTTTTCTAAACCAATACTTATGCTTTCTAGTGTTGACATTTCTGAATATGGCTTCATAACTAGCATATCGTTTTCATCATAATCAAATTCTAGCTCCATACCTGTAGCTCGTAGATTACGACTATCTTCAATATAATCTAAAATATCATCGTCATTCATTGCCATAACTCTCTTTGTAATCTCTAATTTGTTTTAATGAAGCTGAAATTTTAGGGTCATTCTTACCTTTAACATAATTTTTTATTTTTTTGTTTTTACTTGACATCAAAGCAATTAGTAGTTCTTCATAATTTTGTATTGAAAATTCGTCAGAGATTTCTATAGGTAATTCTAATGTTTTAATTTCATTTAACATATTTGAAAACGCATCTGACATTTCTGTTTTTAATTTAGAGGAAATAGCTTCGTTAATCTCATCTTCTTGTTTTTTTAAATTATCATCTAACCATTTATTTACATCAAAAGCCTTTAACTCGTTTTGTGCTTCGGCAGCGGCAGCTTTTAATCCACCACTTAATTTTGCATATAGTTTACTTTCTTTAGTTTCAGCTAAAAGTAGTTGTTCTGGGTTATATGTTTGTAATCCCTCAACTTGTCGCAAAGCGGTGCTTATTTGAAATTTTTTATCTTTTTCTACCTCATTAAACAAGCTATCATAATCTTCTTTACTTAACAAACCTCTACTTTCTTTAAGTATATCAAAATCTAAAATGTTTCTATCCGCTAATTGTTGTAATCTATCAAATTCGTCAGAATTACTTGTTAATCTTCTTCCACCTAGTTCTATTCGTTTTCGTTCTAGCTCAAATATTTTTGAATCACTTGGGTCAATGGCTCTCATAATATTTAATTGTTTGTTAAATTCAATAATGTTATTTTCATCTAAAGCCTCAAAAGCTGCAAGGTTAGCTTCTGCAAATTGAGTTTTACTATTCTCATCATCAGATTCATCTATAGCCTTTTCAAAAGAAATTTCATCTTGTCTTGCTGCATACATTTTTTTTACTAAATCATTTTTATCTTCTATCGTCATACCAGCTATCAAAGCATTTATTTGTGGATTATTTGTTTTTTTACCTTGCACTATTTGTGATGTTATAGAAGATACAGTTCCTGTTTTTAAAACCTGATTAATAGCAATCCCCTTTTTTTTCTCTATAATATCTTTTTCTATATCCTTTATAAGTTGTGATGTTTGTTGTCCTGTATACTTACCTTCATTTATTGCAATAGATAAAGCAGTTGTTGTTTGTACTGATTGTAATTTAGTTAAATCATTAATCATCTGTTGTTCAGTTTTACTAGGGTCAAGTTCACCTTCTATATAATTTCCTAAATTACTTTTAATACCTTCAATTTTTACAGCTGCCATAGATTGAATTTGTTGTTGAGCTATATCAGCAATGTCGTTTATATACCCTTTTAGTACACCATTACTCAATTTAGACAACGCACCTTTAACTATTCCATAGTTCTCTGGACTCGCTTTTTTTAACAAAGATGTGTAACCTAAAGTGATAGAATCTAAACCATCAATAACATCCTGTGGGTCTTGTTGAGTTAGTTTTGCATTTTCTATATAAGCCATATAATCTCTGGAGGCTTCTAATTCTATTTCAGAAATAACACTTGCGAATGCTGTGCTACGAGCTGCCTTACCTTTTAACCCATAACCTAAACGACCTGTAACATCCTCACCTGTTTTTGCTGCTTGTTCTAATTCATCCATAGTAATGGGATTGGTAGCACCATAAATTTCTCCTTCTTCTACTGCTCTCGTTTCCATTTCCTTAAAAAAGAAATTGGTCATTTGATTTAGATTTTGTGACAATGCGGACATTCCAGATTGTGCCTGGTTAAATACACCTATCTCTGCCTCTGACGATGGAGAGTAGCGAGGACCTAGAAATTGTCTTTGTAATGTTTTTCTTGTTGCCATTATAATGCTACTCCTGGAGTACCACCAAAAGCCGAACCGAATCTAGCAGACATTGGTACATTTGTTGTACCAGCTGTACTTATGCCTTGAAAAGCACTAGCTGAATATCCTGTTGGTGCAGCCATATTCAATCCACTAAACGCACCAGATAAACCAACCTGGAATGCTGCCATACCCAGACCACTAAGTGCTTGACTTTTAGCTTGGGTTTGTGCCATCTGTCCTCTGTACTCTAAATAACGAGCTTCCCTATCCGCTTTTTCTACAGCTAATAAAGCCTCTTCTTCCTGAACATTTACATCTAAAGCAGCTGGTCTTAAAATCTGTTGTTTACTTACAGTATCAACAGAACCAACAAAAGGATTTACTGCACTTGCATAACCACCAGCTATATTACTAGCTAAAGCAATCTTTGCTCGTCTTAATATTTCATTGGCTTTTTCTTTAGCACTTACCGCTTCTACTCTTCCCTCTAATCTTCTATTTCTTGCTTGAGCTTCATAGGCTTGTCTTTGTATCTTACCACCAGCAACAGTTGCCTGATATTGTCGGTAAGCTAAAAATAAACCAAGTCCACCAAATACTGCTGAAGCACTCATTGACTACCACTCACATTGTATTCTAAACCAAGTAATGTAAAAAACAAAGGCTTAGTCTGGGTTATTTCTAATTGTACTTCGCTACTATATCCAAGTATTGGAGTGACTCTTTTACGACCAGAAAAAATAGTTTCGGCTGAATCAAGAGTATAAGGAAACTGTTTTAAGGGAACTTCCTTGCCATTGATAGCAATGTTCTGAGTTTGAAATAAAATAGGACTAGCATCCACAATTCTTTTCTTTCTACCAACCATAGTTCCAGAAGGGAGTTTAGGTTCAGCTGGTAAAGTTCTAGCAACCACATCATAATGTAGACCTATCTCTACATAGGTAGTTGGTATTTGGTCAATAGTTACTTGTCCAGACGAAACAGTTTTCGTACCCAAGAATATGTCATCTCTAATAACTTCCACAGTTTTTCCTTCAAGGTGCGTAAGACCTGTAACTGTTGTTGAGGTAGGCTTATTCCCATCAGCAGACCCATCAAAAAGCTGAAAAGAGCAATCAGTAGTTCTATCGTCATCTAAAATCTCCACATAGTGTTTTGTTGCTGAGTTAATTGTTCTTTTTACAATAACATAAATATCATTAATATCTACACTACAATCTTCAAAAGTTCCGTCAGTTATAAATTCACTAGGTGCAACAACTTTCTGTGTTCTGTGTATAGAATAGGCTGCCATCGTTCCGTCTTGCCCATTGACAATAATTAATAAATCTCCATCATCGGTGGAGGTTGCTCTACGAAATGTCATCTTAACAGGAGTTTTTAATAGGTGGCTAGATAATAAAGATATGTTGTTTGATTGATAAGATAATTCAACATCGCTAAATAAAAATTCTCGTAAGGCT